GTGATAGATCTAGTGATACCTTTGAAATCTTTTTTAGCAGCGGTACCGTAACCTTCGAGTAAAGCTTCATCAGTTTTGTTGTTAACTTCGATGAATCTTTTATCGATTTGTCTTTGTAATAAATCCATGTACCAGTTACCCATCTCAGCCATCATGGATACTTCGATAGGTGCGACAATGGTTTTCATTTTGTCTTTTACTTCACTGATACTTTCAGCGTTTGCAGCTGGAATGTCATCGAGTTCATCGATGAATGCAACATCACTGTTACCAGGAGTTTCTGCAAAGTAACCTGCGAGTGCAGCTTTACCATCGAATACTTGACCTTTGGATTCAAGGAACCTTAAGAAAGGTGCTTTTTCAAAGGTTTTGGTTTTTAATACATCACTGTATTCAATTTGCATTGAATCAGGATAATCGGAAACTTGTTGGAAAGTTTTCTTTAATTCCTCCAATTCGGCAGAATGTGCTGCCATTTTGGATACAATATCATCTATACTTACATCAGACATTATTAATCACATCCATTTAAATTAAATGTTAAAAATTAAAATTGAATATTAAAAAAATATAATTATTCTAAGTTTTTCATTACAGCTGCAGTGATTGGATTAGCTCTTTTTTGTTTAGCTAATAATATTTTAGCAGCTTCTTCAGAGGAGTAACCAGTTTTTTCCACTGGTTCGGTAGGTTCGGTTTCACCTACTTGTTCCTGGAATTGTTTGAACTTGGATCCAGTATTTGACCTGGATTTACCTAAGTCCCCAAACATTTCTCCTGCAACTTTACTTGCAAAGTCATCACCCAATGCCTCTTTAACACTAGTTTTAACTAATGAAGCAATATCTTCAGGAGTTAATGATTTGGTTTCTTCCTCTTCTTCTTTTTCATCTTCCTCTCCTTCTTCTTCGGTAGAGGTTGCTTTAGTGTCATCTCCTTCTCCTTCATCACTACTGGAAGAATCATCATCAAGTAATTCCTGCACTTTTGCCTCAGCTATAGATTCTAACTGAGTTTGTACTTTCTCGGTTATTTCTTGAACGATTGTTTCTTCTTTTTCAGCCATGAGTTCGTTAAATAATTCGATGACATCATCTTGGGTTAAACCTGAAGTTTCTTCCCCTTCCTGGGAAGTTTCTTCTTTGGTTTTAATATCTTCTTTAGACATAGTTTTCTCTCCTAATTTTTTAACAATTGCATGACATGCACCAGCAATGCAATTAGATTCAACTAATCCCTTACTGGTGGTAACAGTACCGAATGTATCCCAGTTAGCAGGCATTGCTGTTAAACTGATTTCATGTAATTCAATTGCATTTATTATGCGGTTTTTCTCATCATAACTAGTGACATAACCACCAATTGAAAGACCAAGTTTCACACCAGTCTCCAATAAGTCTTTTATGTCTGGAGTGTGCTTTTTAGTGATTAAGAATTTAATATGTAATTGCTTATCCTCCGCAGATGCATCTTTAATTGCACCAATAACATCCTCTAAACCATACCAATGGTCCCCATGAATGTTTAGTGCCAATGCTTGTTCAGACATTGAATCAATAGCTGCACTTGAAACTATCTCATCATGTAAGTCTCTTGAAGTGGTTGAAGCAATTCCTTCTAATAATATTCTTTCACCATCAGAGGATTCATCACTACTTTTTGTGATGAATGAGTCAACACTCTTCTTAGTTAATGGAGAATAAACTTTAAATTCTTTTTTTATCATTGTTTTAAACTCCATTTCATACTTAAAAACAATTTTTTATCCTATTCTGAAAATCATTCATTTAGAGATTATGTGCCCAGCTTACTGAGAGGTGAAATTATTAAAAAAATGGTCAAAAAAGCAGGAAAAACCATTTTACTAATAAACCAAGCACAATACTCTAAATAAAAGGAGGTTTCACTCTTTCATATCCAAAAAGAGAGCTCAATGATAGAAATCGACGCTTACTATTTCTTTTCAAAATAGGTGGGATAAGTTTAACGACATTCCAGGTCAAAATCTCATAAAGTAGCGAAATGAGCATTTAATCTGTTAAATCCACACTCATAGGATTACTTACCCTTTCCACAATATCATCATCCGTAACCACTGGTGCAAAAGCACACCTGCAATTAGGATGCATTGGTAATAATTCCTGAGCTTCAAAAACAGTATGTGGATTATTGTCCTCAATCTCAAGACAATCATCACAAACAAGACCATCCTGAGCAGTTACAATTTCAACCTCATTAATACCATAGTTAACATAGGCCTGTAAAGTACCAGTGTTAACCGCTCTTGCATGTTCAGTACGAGCAATCATTTCTGCACGTGTACGAACACTAATGTTATTATTGATTGGTGTTAATGGTAACTCCATGAGGTTACGCATTGTAGTTTGATAACCATCACCAGAAGCAACAGCATTAAAGATAACCTCACGGATACCATCACGCAATTCAGAATTCAAGTTCGTAACAAGGTCAAAATTATATTGAGTTAAACTATATAATGCAATACGATCTGCCTGAGTATATGCTAATACTCCACCAATCTCTTCGTATCCTAATTCAGCACCAATCTTATAGAATTGACGTATGAATTCTTCACTATCACTTGCATTATATTCTATTAAATCATTAAGTTTTTGTTGGATTCCACTATTACGGAAGAATGCATCAATCTGTCTTTGATTCATAGCAGACAATTCTGCAAATTCTTCACTTCCAATATATTCTGCGACAGTTTCAATTTGCCTATCCAATCCTGTACTTAATGATTTCAAGTATTCTATTTCTTCAGGTGATAATTTTTTACAGAATGGTATTCTCACCAAATCCATAATTCTAACCACCTTTATAATTAATCATATTAGATGAGTATAATTGTGATTTATATTTTTGTACAGTGTCAATGGCCTTATCAATTCCAGTAGGACTACCTAACGGTTCGATACTTGTAGGGTTTAGGATATTCGGAGTGTAACCATAGTTATTATAATTCATTGGTACATTACCCCATGCTACAGGTTCTTCACCGTAACCGCTTCTTACTTCATTGATTGATAAGCTTCCATTTTGTAAACGAATATTCTCTATTTGTGCACGGTTCAATTTATCTTCAATATCCATGTCACTGAATTGGAATAATTCATCAAAACCATTATGACCTAATGCTTTATTGTATGCTCCTTCGATGAATGCTGCACGGCCTTGTAATGTGTCTTTGAAATTCTTCTTCTGACTTTCACCTGAACCTGTTCCAAGGTTTGCGGTTTCAATTACACCAACCATTGCAGGTTGAGCACCGTAAGCGGTAATAGTCATGTCTCTTGAGATGGTTAATAATTTCTCCCAATCCATATCACGTGTATTTACTGAAGGACTTGTGAATTGTGCACCTTTAACTGCTAAGGTTCCACCTTTCTTTTCTTCTTGTCTTAAAGCAGCCAATCGGTTAATTTCATTATGGAATGATTCATCATTCATATCCTTGTCGAAACTTAATATTGCTTTTGGATCTATTCCTTCATTTTCAAGGATACGTTTATTGTATCTCATTCCCAGGAACATGATTGATATTGCTAAACCGATTTTATCAACCTTACACATACCCCATTTAGAACTTTTTAATCTGATATCAGGTTCATGTATATGGATTAACTCCTCAGGTTCATAACGGATATCAATCTGACGGAAACCCCATTGCTCAGTATCAGGATACCATTTCATTAATTCACTTGGAATATAAGTTAATCCTGTAGGGACTTTCTGCTGGAATAATTCCTCATGATTCAATTCAATGAATGCATCACCAGTACCCTCGAAACTACGGATATACTGGGAATGGAACATTGGATAAGTAACTTCACTCTTATATCCACCAGGATTATTAAACAAATTATACAAGTAATTAGTCCTTGCAATATTAATCTCAGCTTCATCCAAGTTATTAATCTGAAAACCAGTCGCAAGAAGGGAATCAATTTCTACTTGTATACAACGATGAACATAAACATTATTCAAAGCTTCGTAGTATACTTCGAAATCCCCCATTGGTTTATTTGACCTACGGGAGGCCCATCCATAATTACCAAGGAATTGATAATAGAGACTATTATCATACGGTCTGCGTATCCCTGGTAATTTCTCGATGGATTTGGAAATTGAACTTTTAATATTATCTATAAACTTCATGATTGTACACCTAGTTCATTTTGTATTATCTGATTTGCAAGGGATTCATCTATGATTTTCCAAGGCAATCCTTTAGCTAATACTTTTTGTTTTAATTTAACAATGGAAACGGAACCTAATCTTTTTAATTTCCCATCTTCAATATATTGATATCTCCAAGTGAATCCTCTTTTACACTGAAGATTTTTTTCTTTATATACATGGAAGAACCCCGTTCCAGTCATTGTTTTACTTACTTTATGTTTTTGGGTTTCAGTAATCTTCCTACCTCTGCGAGCTTTCTTTAATTTATCCTTTGTGTAATCAGAATGTTTATGTCCTTTTATTCCTCCACCGCCATTAGTGAAATTGAATTTTGGATTGAATAAAGCAATGAAGGTTATCTCCCAATAATCTAAAAGACCTACTTCACATTCCTTAAGAATTATCAAAGAATACCTTTCGGGATTATTCTGAAGAATACTATTCACTTTTTGAACATCATACAACCTACGAGAAAAATGTTCATTATGCCTTTTACGGATATTAACAGATTGTCCTACATAAACAATCATATCGTCAAGGGTATCATAGTAAGCATAAATTCCTGAAGTCATAAATATACCATCCCTAATTGAGGTGTTGATTTTATCATACGAGGTCCAAGTATTCCTAACCTCCACATGTCGCATGTGTGGTCATTAATTTTTAATGGTCTATCTTCGCCTCTTTGTTGGGCCTTTTTATCCCAACTGTAAGTTTGAGCTTGACTTATACTATTAGTACAATCTTTATGAATTAGGAATTTCTTCCTTGAAAATAAGTCAGCGATTGTTTGAATATCTTCATAAGTATTCGGAGTATAAGTTTCTACAGCCATAATGATTCTTTCATCTTTCTCACATGCAGTTTTTAAACTTCCTGCATCATGAGGAAGATAAATTGTATTATTATGATCCAAATGATATTTATTCTGTAATTTTAGAATATCTTCTACACGTTCACTATCACTTTGAGCTACACCCATTTCTTCTTTATCATAATAGGTTTCTTCCATTAATGCGTAAGTGTTCCCTTCTTTTTCATCATGATGAATACCCATCACTCCGAAAGTGGTAACTGTACTGACACCGTAGTCACAACAGATGTTAATATCTCTAGGTAGTATCTTGAATGGTAATTTATCATAGACATGTACTTTAGTATCGAACATGTCATAGATTGCACCTTCGGCAATTACCCATTCTCCGAGTATATTCCGTTTATAGAATACTTCGGATTTTTGATTAACTCTTTTCAATTCAGTTACATAATGAGGGTCTAAGTTTGGATTATCATCAAGCAGGAATTTGAAATTCTTAACTGTACCTGCTTCAATTAATTCTTTATTGTTAATGTAATTTTCATAAAGGTAATGATAAGGACTATCAGGGTTAGTGTTCCAGAACATCTTTGCCCCAAGGTCACTGCAACGGGATATTGCCATTTCCACTGCTGATTGTGGACATCTTGCTAACTCATCTGCTAACCATCCACCAACACTCATACCTGCAATAACATCAACCGCTTTCTCATCATTGAATCCCATAACATAACAAAGTTTGTCACGGATTTCTAACTCCCCATCATATCTACGGTAATCATAAGGTATGCCTTCAGTATTCAGCATTTTAAGTAATGGTCTGATAACATTCCTACGTAATGACTGGGAAGTTTTACCTGATATTAAGAATTCATCACTTTTGGATTGTTCTATGAAATCAATCCATCTTGCATTGCATGCTATTGTTTTACCTGACCTTACACTACCTGAGGCAATGTTTATCCAGGCATCAGATTCGAAGATAAATTTTAATGCGGAAGGACCCCATTCACCATAATGGAAAAATTCATTGCTTTTCTTTTTCTTTCTGGTATTTCTGCCTGCTTTTTTCAATTGACTCAGCCAACCCAATTACTTTTTCATTATTAATGTTGACCTCTAATTCATCTTCATCAATCAAGTCATATTTGAGTTTAATAGCTTCAAGGCCTAGTTTCTTCATTTTGATTCTGAGATTTTGTTCCTTGTATGGATCATATTTCTCATCACCAGGATGAATATCTAAATCAACATTGATTGATTCAGCTTGACCTATGAGATCATCTAATTTTTTAATATCTCGATATCTGTAATCAGCTGCTATCTCAAAACTTTCATTTGCTTTGATAGTTTTTTGAACTTGTTTGTTAATCCCTTTTTCAGCTGCTTTATTTGCTTTTGCTTGGGATTTTTCTTTTTCTTGTTCAATAATTTTTTTACGTACTGCAGCTTTTACATTGAGTTTATCTTTTTTGTATTTGTTGAGAGTGGTGTGAGTAATCTTTTCATTATATTGGTTTTCCAAATAATCTGAAACATACCTTCCACTATAACCTGCTACTAGCAAGTCCACTATTTCATTATAATGAGGTGATGTTTCAACTTTACTTTTTCTTGCCATTGTCATACCCACTAAATCCTATTATCCATGGAAAGTTTTGGAAGTGTACTGGAAACTTTCCAGTTTTGGAAACTTTCCATATTGGAAAAAAATATATTATAAAAATTTGAATGCTACTCCAACCACTAGACTTATGATGATTGGTGCACCTATAGCAATTGTATTCCTGAAGCTTCTTTGACTTGCAACAAAATCGGTTAATTGTTCTTTTGTATCAGCTAACTCTGATTGTAATAAGTCAACTGTTTCTTTTAGTTCATCGAATTTTTTATCAGTGATTTCATTGATTTCTTCTCTTTGTTTTTGAGAAGCTTTTAGTATTGCAGTCACTTCAGTTACCTTTTCTATTAGTTTGATTTGTTGTTGCCTATCTTCTACGAGTTCTTTGTTAATGTCATGAATGTCTTCTTTTTTATTATCCAGTCTTGCTTTTAGTTCAGCGTTTTCTCTTTCGAGGTTTGCGAATCTTTCTTCATATAGGCAACCTGGATGATTATTCGTCATCGTCTTCACCAGCTGTTTCAATGTCCTCATCTGGTTCTTCAGCTAGTTCATCTACATCTTCTTGTTGGAAGATTTCATCATACTCAGCTGTTTTTTCTTCACGTATATGATTTTCAACTGCTAATTGTTCTGCACGTTCTACACGTTTATCTTCAGTTTTCTGTGTTGCAATGTATCCTGCAACTAGTACTATAAGTGGTGCAAGATATGCTAATTGTTCAGGTAGTATCTGCAGTAATCCATCACGGCCGATATAGACTATGAACGCTGCTATGAATACTATCAAGTTTGTTATTTTTGAGGGTATTTTAAATGATTCAGTCATAAACCTTTAATTCTCCTTTAAAATTAATTATAAAAATGCTATGGGAGGGATTTGAACCCCCAATTAAAACACCAATTGGACAATTTACCAAATAAATGGTTGAGATACCAAAATTTCTATTCGAAATTTATAGAGAACAATATTTTATTTTTTTGCCATGTTTTCCATAGCATAAAAAAATCAAGAATTTAGTTTTATTAATTTTCTTTT